CTTTTTCAAAACAATTAAAGAAATACAAAAAATTCTTAATGATTTTAACATTAAAAAAATCTAGGAATAAATGGATCATATAATTGAGAAGAATAAAAGGGAAAGAAAAGGACGTATTTATTTTTCTAAGGAAACAGAAGCAGCTATAGTAAAATATAATAGTTTAGATTCTATAGAAAATGCTGATGAAAGAAGTAATATTTATCAAGACCACATACATTATCCCTTTTATAAACTTACTCAAAATATAATTCATACATTTAAGTTTTATTATACAGAAGTTGAAAATTTAGAAGATCTACAACATGAATTAATTACTTTTTTGTTGTCAAAAATTCATTTATTTAAACCCGAAAAAGGTGCTAAAGCTTATTCTTATTTTGGAACTATAGTTAAACGATGGTTAATAGTATATAATACTAAAAATTATGGTAAAAAAATTAAAAATATACAGATAAATGATTTAGCTAATTATTCTAATTTAGATGCATCAGAACCAGGATTTATATCATCTCAAAAAATGGATGACAATTTAGATAGAGTAACTGAAGGTGCTTTTGAGGGTGATGAGATGTCAAATAAAGGATATAAACATGAAGATAAATTATATATTTTTATTGATCAGTATGTTGAATATTGCACCGAAAAAATATATGAAATTTTTCCAAAAGGTAATGATGCTCAAATAGCAGATGCTATACTTGAACTATTTAGAAAAAGAGATAAAATAGATGTGTTTAATAAAAAAGCACTATATATCTATATTAGAGAAATGATTGATGTTAAAACCCCAAAAATAACAAAAATTTCAAATGTTTTACATAAAATATTTAAAGAAAAGTATATGTTCTACTTAGAACACGGATACTTCCCGGGCTCAAAAGTATAAGCTAGTTATATTTATAATAAAAACTATGAGCCAATTAGAGTCAGTCGTATTTGGGGAAAAGAAATTTTCTGATATTTTAGAAGAAATATATAATAACCAAAGAAAAAAATCAGAGCAAGTAACAGCTTTAATATCTGAGTTAAAACCTTTAATACAAGAAATAGGTGATGCTACTCTTATAGTACCATTAATTAAAGAATATATGGAAATCGGTGTAAAAAACGATGACGCTTTAATTAAAATGGCTACTATTATTCAAAGGGTAGTTAATAATTCTAGTGAAGATGGAGGGTTAGGAATAACAGATGATGAAAAAGATGCATTATTAGCTGAAATGGAAAAAATACAAATTAAGAAAGAAGATTAATGTTAAGAATTCCAACAGGCCTATCTGCTCTCTCACCACAAAGTGAGATAGCCCCGTCTTTATCAAATATATTTTCGGCTAGGGTAGTTCATCCTATATTAGATGATAAAACTAACCCTAAAGTTTTTAAGGATTATGGAGATTGGAGTTCTATAGGTTGTTTGTTTTTTGATAAAATAAATAATCCTAACCCCAATCCAAATTTTGAAACGGATAGTTTTGCACGACCTTTATTTCCTAATATGTCTGCAATACCTTTAAAGAATGAAATTGTATATATTATGTCAATGCCTAATAGTAACATTCAGGCAGATGTAAATGAAGTTACATATTATTATTTTCAATCAGTTAATATATGGGGAAGTACTCACCATAACGCAATTCCCAACCCAATAAATAATGATGATACCATTCCGGAATCTCAAAGACAAGATTATGAACAAACTTCTACGGGTAATGTAAGAAGAGTAACAGATGGCAGTACTGAAATAAATTTAGGAGATACCTTTAGTGAAAAATTAGAAGTAAGAAATATGTTACCCTATGAAGGTGATTACATATATCAAGGTAGATGGGGTAATACTATTAGATTAGGCTCTACAGTATTAGATGCTCCAATCCCTAATACTTGGTCTAATACAGGGGACAGTGGAGACCCTATAATGATTTTAAAAAATGGACAACATGATGAAGATAAATCTCCTTGGGTACCTCAAGTTGAAGATATAAATACAGATTTATCCAGCATATATTTAACATCTACACAAACTTTACCTATCGATGTAGCTAGTAAAAGTTATAATTCGTATTTTAGCGATCCTATATCTACTACAGGATTTGATAGTGAGCAAATAGTATTAAACTCAGGTAGAATATTATTTAATGCTAAAAGTGATAATATATTATTAAGTTCATTTGATACTATTAATTTAAATTCTGTAAATAGCACAAATATAGATTCACCAAAAACAATAATACAATCACAAGAAATATATTTAGGGGACAAATACGCAACAGAACCTATAATTTTAGGAGATACTTTTTTAGCTGATTTTGAAAATTTATTAACAAGATTAACTACATTGTGTAAAACCTTAGCAGTACCAATTGCAATGTACCCCCCTACTCAACCTGTAAAAACCAATGTACCTGATGCTATTCAAGTATTATTACAGTGTCAAAGAATGGTCGGCAGGATAAGAAATTATAAATCAGTAGTAAGTAAAAGTAAATAATGGGGTTAGAATTAATTATAAGTAAGCAAATTGTTCAAATGATTAAAGACTCAGATAGGGTTATTAAATCTGTTGATACAATGAAAGAAAAATTAATTAATGAATCTTTAAAAGTGTTAGAAAAATCAGGTATAGACCCAGCTTCTTTACCTTTTGACCCTATATCAGTACTTAAAGGTAATATTCCAGATCCTAATTCTTTATTATCCCCTGAAAATATTTGTAGTATTCCCCCAATAGCACGAGATAAAGTACTACCAGCAATACGTGCTATAGATAGTTCTAAGGCACTACTTAGTAATGTAGTTGAAAATACTAATAAGTTAAAATCAACTTTAATTGATATTCAAACACCACTTACAGGAATTCAAACAGCAGGAGAATCAGCTAGTAATATAGTAAATTCAATTAGTAATGTAGTTAAAATAATAAAATCTATTCCAATACCAACAGCTTTTGGAGCACCTGCTGTTGCTTTACCTGTAAAAGTATTAACCATATTATCTAGTACTTTAATTAGATTAGATAAAGTAATAGTTATAGGGAAGGGTACAGTTAGTTTTGTAGCCCCTATGATACGAAGTGTATCAGGAGCTTTAAATGGAGCTATTGGTGCTGTAGGGTCTTTAGAGTTAGCAATAGCCCCAGCTTTATCTATGTTAACATTAACAAAATCTGTTTTAGAATTAGGTCCTCAATGTCCTGATGTAACACAAGCTGATATAGATTTAATAAACCAAGATGTAGCACAAGATCTAAATTCTGCTTTATTATCATCTGGAGATAGTTCACTTTTAGATGTAAATATATCAAATGAGACGGAATTAATAGAAAGTTTTCCCTTTGTTTATTTAGGATTTACACTAGAATTAGTAAATAACCCAAGAAATGCTTCTTTCTCTATAAATCCAAATACGGGTTTAGAAGAAAGAGGTGTAGAATTTCCATTTCCATCTAGAAAAATAAGAGCTACTAGAGATTTTGAAGCTAATCCTGATGATAGAGGTGGTAGTATATTTGTAAGAACAAAATTTAACACCCCATTAGCAGAAATAATATTATTTAATGATCCTGGAGGGCAAGGTAGATATTCATATAGTACATCTGTAAGTATTTTAGTAAAAGAAATGAAATTTAAGTTAGATAACTATATGAAAGGGGTTAAATCCTTAGCATTGCCTGAACTGTTAGCAGGGACTAGTAATAGTGATGTTCGTGGTGTTAGTAACCCAAACCCAAATCCACAAGTATTTAGACCACCTGCAGATATTCCTATAAATGGTAGTGATGATCCACCAAGCCCAACAGGCAGTGTAGACCCTCCTCTACCACCAGCTTACTATTTTAATGACCCAAATACTTTAACAGAAGTAACACCTTTATCTACAACTATACAAGGTACATTTACAGTAGTAAGACCAGTTAAAGTTAAAATGAGTACTTTTGGAGGCAATTGGCCTTTAGATGGTGAATCTGAAGCATTTTTAAGAATATATAAACAAGCAATTCCAGGTTATAGTTACGTAATAGAACAACAATTTGCAGAAATGCAACAAACTATAACAACACAAAATAACCCACAAGGATATTATAATAATAACCCACAGGAATATATAAACATAGACCCAGGATATGCTAATGGAAGTGTAGTTAGTAATATAGGTATTTTTAAATATGAATTAGAATTAACTAGTTATATAGGCCCATCAGATGGTGGAGCCGGGAATTTTGCAAATTTTGAAATAGAAGCACAATAAAAACTTAATAATTTAATATTTATAAATAAAATGAAGACATCAGCACTAAAAACAATAATCAAAGAAGCCGTTAGAGAGGCTATTCAAGAGGAATTGAAAGAAATTTTGTTGGAAGCTGTTAAAACTCCAAAAGTTATAACTCAACCAACATATGCAGCACCAGTAATGGAAAGTAGAACACCTGCAACACCTCAAACACCATCAATGACTGCAGAATCAAAAAGAGCAGCATATGAAAATATTTTAGGTGATACACAATCTTTTAATACTAATAATGTGCAACAATTCCAACCTCAAGCAGGTATGGATGTAGCAAATGGTACATTACCAGCAGGAGAAGTTGATATGAGTCAAATAGCGGGGTTAATGGGAAAATAAAAAATGGCAAGAATAATACAAAGTAAGAATCCAATAGATCTTCAACCAAGTAGAGCGGTTGGGTTTGGTTTTCCTATAAACGGAGATGCCGTCTTTGTACCTACATTTACAACAAGAGAACAAATAAAAGCAAATTTACTAAATTATTTACTTACTAATAGAGGAGAAAGAGTATTTAGGCCTAATTTTGGTGCTAATTTAAGAGCTTTATTATTTGAAAATATAGTAGATGCTACAATAGATGATTTAGAATCACGTATTCAATCAGACATTAGTACTTTTTTCCCTACGGTAGTTGTTAAAGAATTAAAATTTAACAATGAAACAGATAGAAATGAAATAAATTTCTCTCTTACTTATGAAGTTGTAAATTTAGGAATAGTAGATAATTTAAATATATTAATACAATAATGGCTAAGAAATTAAATAACAAAAATGGAAATATAACTCCTTCTAATTTAGAAAGAGACATAAGATATATTGACAGAGATTTTAATACACTTAGAAATTCTCTTATACAATATTCTAAAACATACTTCCCAAACACCTTTAACGATTTTACAGATACCTCTACAGGTATGCTATTTATGGAAATGGCAGCTTATGTTGGAGACGTGTTATCGTTTTATTTAGATAACCAAATTCAAGAAACATTTATTCAAAAAGCAAGGCAAACTACAAATTTATATGCTTTAGCTTATTCATTAGGTTATGTACCTAAAGTAACTACTGTAGCCTCTGTTGATATAGATTTTTTCCAACAAGTCCCAGCTATATTAAGTGGTAGTGTTAGTGTACCAGATTTTGACTACTCATTAATTATACCAGAAAATACTCAAGTAACCTCTAATATAAACACAGCACAAAAGTTTTTAATAGAAGATGCAATTGATTTTTCAGCGTCTAGTTCATTAGATCCAACTACAATTTCAGTTTATCAAATATCGGGAACTAACCCAACATACTATTTATTAAAGAAAACAAGAAAAGCAATATCAGCTACAATAAACCTAGAAACATTTTCATTTTTAAATCCAATTAAATTTGATACTAGAACAGTTAGAGCTGCAAATATAGTAGGTATTTTAGATGTTACAGATACTAATACAAATCAATGGTATGAAGTACCTAACTTAGCTCAAGAAAACATATTTAACTCTATAAGAAATACTAACACAAATGATCCTAACTATAGTGTAGATACAGAAGTCCCTTATATACTAGAATTAAAACCAGTACAAAGAAGATTTGCTGCTCGTTTTATGGATTCAGGTTCATTACAGTTACAATTTGGTGCAGGTAGTACTAAGTTTACAACAGAAGAGATCATACCTAACCCAGATAATGTGGGTATAGGTTTACCTTTTGAAAGAACTAAATTAACAACAGCATTCTCACCTGTAAATTTTGTATTTACAAATACTTATGGAATTGCTCCATATGATACTACTTTAACAGTAAGATATTTAACAGGAGGAGGAGCTGCTGCTAATGTAGAAGCCGGATCTTTAACAGTAATAGATGATACAAATATAGTATTTATTAACCCTAACCTATCAGATTCTACTTTAGCAAATCAAATATTTAATTCAGTAGCAAGTAATAATGCTTTAGCAGCTGATGGTGGTATGGATGGAGATTCAGTAGAAGAAATAAGACAAAATTCATTAGGTAATTTTCAAAACCAATTAAGAACAGTTACAACACAAGATTACTTAGTTAGATCATTATCAATGCCTTCTAACTTAGGTGTTATAGCAAAAGCACATGCTCAACCTCAAAAAATAGGTGATTATCAAGCTGGTGAGTTACCAACAGTATTAGATTTATATATTTTATCTTATAATATAAATAAACAATTAAGAACAGCATCAGCATTATTAAAAAGAAACTTACAAACATATCTATCAGAATATAGAATGATTAATGATTCTATTAATATAAAAGATGCTTATATAATTAACATAGGAGTTAATTTTGATATCATAGTTGCTCCTAATTTTAATAATAGTGAAACAATTACAAAATGCATAATATCGTTAAGTAATTATTTTGATATAGATAAATGGCAAATAAATCAACCAATAATATTAAAAGATTTATATATTTTATTAGATAAAGTACAAGGTGTACAAACAGTTAAAGATGTACAAGTTATTAATTTAACAGGAACAAGTTTAGGGTATAGTGATTTTGCTTATGATGTTAATGGAGCTACAATTAATGAAGTAGTTTACCCATCAATTGATCCTATGGTATTTGAAGTTAAAGATCCAAATAAAGATATTTTAGGTAGAGTAGTACCATTATAATAAAAAAGAATTATGGCAATATATAAAATTTTCCCTTCAAAAGATGCTTCAATGTATACTATATCCCAAAGTATGAATACTGGGTTGGATGAGATATTAGAAGCTTCTACAAATATACAATCAGCACAACCACAAGTTAGTAGATATTTACTTGAATTTTCACAAACAGAAATAAATAATTTTGTTGAAACACACGTATCAGGATCAGGTGTTACTAGATTAGTAATTAATGATACTGGTGTAGGTACAGGAGGTGATTTTTTATATGACCAAGATATGTCAGCAGGACCTACTTATCCAACTTCATCAGATGGGATTTCAGGTAAAGTACTTCCAGTTAATAATGATTTAGCTTATTCAATTGTTCCATCATCTTCATTTGGAAATGGTTATGGGCAAAGATTTTATGTTCAGTTAGGTGATGGATATTTTATCCCTGGAGTAGATATAGTAGATGATGCTGTAGTAAGTGGTTCATTACCAATAGGATTTACAGGAGCAGATGGAACTTATGGTCCATTTATTTTTTCTCATGTAGCAGCAGATAACGACATTAATAGAACAACTTCATCATTAAGCTCATCAGTAAATTTAACAGTTGAAAATAATACATTAGTATCAGCAGTTATACAAAATAATGGCTCGGCTTCATATGTAGAAGCAGATTACTACCCAGTAGGTAGAGGTCCTTTAAATGATGGTGGACTAGGTGATTTATATATTTCAGAAGCTACAATGGATGCAGCTTACCCAGGTGTGTTTACTTTTTCAGGACCAACAGATTATAGACATTTTTGGTTTAATCTTAATAGAATAAATACAGTTACAGTACCAACAATAATAAAAACTTTAGATTCACAAGGATTTGGATATAAAACAGGAGATAAATTAGTATTTCCATCACAATCATTT